AGCCAGCCCTCTCTCCCCGCAGGGGGGAGAGCGGGAGAGGGGGCGGCGGGCCAGATCTCTGTCTTTGATGACCTCCCACCGCCGGAGCGTGGGGACCCCCTCCCTTACCCTCCCCCCTTCGGGGAGAGGGGGGCGGCGACGGCACGGCTTGCGTCTGCGGTCCCGGTTTCCGCCGCCGATGAAGCCCTCAGCCAGCCCTCTCTCCCCGCAGGGGGGAGAGCGGGAGAGGGGGCGGCGGGCCAGATCTCTGTCTTTGATGACCTCCCACCGCCGGAGCGTGGGGGCCCCCTCCCTTACCCTCCCCCCTTCGGGGAGAGGGGGGCGGCGACGGCACGGCTTGCGTCTGCGGTCCCGGTTTCCACCCCTGATGAAGCCCTCAGCCAGCCCTCTCTCCCCGCAGGGGGGAGAGCGGGAGAGGGGTCCTTCGGCCAGGTCTCTGTCTTTGATGACCTCCCGCTGACTGATCGTGGGGGCCCCCTCCCTTACCCTCCCCCCTTCGGGGAGAGGGGGGCGGCGACGGCACGGCTTGCGTCTGCGGGCGCGGTTTCCGCCCCTGATGAAGCCCTCAGCCAGCCCTCTCTCCCCGAAGGGGGGAGAGGGGGAGAGGGGCAGTTTCGGCTCGCGACGTCGCTCGGTGCGCGTACCAGCCGTTCGGCTTCCCTGCTTGTCGCCGCGCCGGAGCTTTTCGCGCGCGAATTCGGCGCGCTCGACCGGCCGGCCAATCCGCTGGTCGGGCCGGCCATCGCCAGGCTTCGAAGGAGAGACCCATGATCGCCGCGCTCGACCTGCAGACGGCCCTGATCGCGCGGCTGCGCACCGATCTCGATCTCGCCGCCCTCGTGGGCGCGCGCATCCATGATGTCGCGCCGCGCGGCACGGCCTTTCCTTATCTGACCCTCGGCGATGCCGGGCAGGCGGATTGGTCGAGCGGCACGGAGGCGGGCGGCGATATCCGCCTTTCCCTACATGTCTGGTCGCGCGCCGCGGGAAAACGCGAGGCCTGGACGATCGCCGGCGTGGTGATGCGCATCCTGCACGACGCGCCGCTGGCGCTCGACACGCATCAACTGGTGCTGCTCCGCGTCACCTATGCCGAGGTCCGCCGCGACCCCGACGGGCTGACGCAGCACGGCGTGGTTCAGCTCGCCGCCCTGGTGGAGGGATGAGCGCGCAGTCCTTCCCAGTCCGGGCGGAGGATCGCCATGATGGTCTCGTCGCGATGGTCGCCATGGAAGAAGGCGCTGCCGCGCGTGATGCCCTCGGTCTGGAAGCCGGCGGCCTCATAGGCGCGGTGGGCGCGGGTGTTCTCGGGGAAATGGCCGAGCGACAGCCGAAAAGCCTGCGTCTCGCCGAAGACCCGGTCGAGCAGCGCGGCGAGGAAGGCCTTGCCATGGCCCCGGCCGGGCTCGGCCATGGCGATGCGCTTGATCAGCGTCACCTGCTCGGGTGAATCCCAGTCGCGCAGCAGCGCGAAGCCGACCGGCGCGCCGTCGAGCTGGCCGATGAAATAGGCATAGCGCGCCTCGGCCATGGCGGCGCGGTGCTGCGCCTCCTCCCAGCGCCCGACCAGCGCCTCGAAACCGGGGCGGCGCTCGGTCGCCATGATGAAGGGGATATCGGCGAGGCCGCCGCGGACGAGATCGAGTGCCGTCATGACGGACCTTCGCGTGAATCGATGATGTTCCACGATAGCGCAGGCCGAGGCCTGCTTCCGACCAGAAAGGAGCGGCCATGACCGCGCAGAAGGGCAAGGATCTCCTGCTCAAGATCGATACCAGCGGCGGCGGGGCGTTTACGACCGTCGCCGGGCTCAGGACGCGGCGCATCGCGCTCAATGCCGAGACGGTCGACATCACCGATACGGATTCCGCCGGCCGCTGGCGCGAACTGCTCGCCGGCGCCGGCGTGCGCCGCGCCAGCATTGCCGGCTCCGGCATCTTTCGCGATCAGGCGAGCGACGCCGCGTTCCGCACCGTCTTCTTCGACGGCACGATCCGCGACTACCAGATGATCGTGCCCGATTTCGGCACACTGTCCGGGCCGTTCCAGATCACCGCGCTCGATTATGCCGGCGAGCATGACGGCGCGCTCACCTATGAGATCGCGCTGGAATCGGCCGGTGCGCTCACCTTTGTGGCGGGGTGAGCCATGGCGAACCGCATCAGGGGCGAGGTCGAGGCCGTTCTCGACGGCCAGAGGCATGTGCTCTGCCTGACGCTCGGCGCGCTGGCCGAGCTGGAGGCGGCGTTCGGCGCGGAGGATCTTTCCGCGCTCGCAGCCCGCTTCGGCGCCGGCAGGCTCGCCGCGCGCGACGCGATCCGCATCATCGGCGCCGGCCTGCGCGGGGCGGGGGCCGATATTGACGACGACGCCGTGGCGGCCATGCGGGCGGAGGGAGGCGCGGCCGGCTTCGCGCGCATCGTCGCCCACCTGCTCACCGCGACCTTCGGCGAGGCCGCATGATGGTGCGCCCGTTCCCCTGGCGCGACGCGATGGCGATCGGCTTCGGCGTGCTCAGGCTGTCGAGCCGCGATTTCTGGGCGCTGACCCCGCGCGAACTCGCCGCCGCGATCGAGGGCCTGTCCGGCCGGACGCACCAGCCGATGGACCGCGCCGCCTTCGAGGACCTGGCGCGGCGGTTTCCGGATTGAGGCGCGAGGCGCGCCCGTATTTCCTTCACGGCCCTGCCACACGAGGTCCGAATGCCCACTCCGATCGACGAACTCTCCGTCACCATTTCGGCCGATACCGCGCCCTTCGAGGCGTCGCTCGATGATCTCGCGCGGCGGGCCGACGGCTTCTCCGCCGCGATCACGCGGGCGTTTCGCAGCGCGGTCACGGGCGGCAAGGATTTCGACGATGTGCTGAAGGGCCTCGCGCTCAGCATCTCGTCCATTGCGCTCAACGCGGCGCTGAAGCCGCTTTCGAGCGGGCTCGGCAGCCTGATCGGCGGCATCGCCACGACGGCCTTCGCCAAGGGCGGCGTGGTGCCGTTCGCCGATGGCGGCGTGGTGGCGAGCCCGACCTATTTTCCGCTCGGCGGCGGGCTCGGACTGATGGGCGAGGCCGGCGCGGAGGCGATCATGCCGCTGAAGCGCGGCGCCGATGGCAGCCTCGGCGTCGCCGCGGGCGGCGGCCGGGCGGTGACCGTCAATGTCGCGATCCAGACACAGGATGTCGCGAGCTTCCGCAGATCCGAAGCCCAGGTCGCGGCGACGCTCGCCCGCGCCGTCGGCCGCGGCCGGCGCGGGCTTTAGGTGGGCCGGACGGGCCCGACGCGCACCGCTTCCTTCTCCCTCTCCCGCTTGCGGGGGAGGGTCGGGGAGGGGGTCCACACGCACGGTCTCTCGGGTTTGTGTCGAACCGCCCCATGTCACGGCGGCAGGCCCCCTCTCCAGCTCTCCCCCGCTTCGCGGGAGAGAGGGCGGATCGCGCGCTTCATGTGGGGCGGTGGCATCGCGGGCCGGGCTTCATTCCGGCCGCAGCCATGTCGGGCTGGGCTGCACACCGGCCGGGCGGGGCGCTCGTTCTTCTCCCTCTCCCGCTTGCGGGGGAGGGTCGGGGAGGGGGGCCACGCGCTCGGTCCGTGGGGGGCTATGTCGAACCGCCCGATGTCACGGCGGCAAGCCCCCTCTCCAGCTCTCCCCCGCTTTGCGGGAGAGAGGGCGGGCCGGCGTCTTGTGCCGGGCGTCCGGGCCAATCGTGCAGATCATGTCGGCCGACGGGCCATGGCGAAACCAGCAAGCAGGCGAGATTTCCATGCCACTCATCCCATCCTTCCACGAAATCCGCTTTCCCACGGCGATCGCGTTCGGGTCGTCCGGCGGGCCGGAGCGGAAGACGGAGATCGTTGCGCTCGGCTCCGGCGCCGAGGTGCGCAATGCGCGCTGGGCGCAATCGCGGCGGCGCTATGAAGCCGGCTATGGCGTGCGCTCGCTCGCCGATATCCATGCCGTGATCGCCTTCTTCGAGGAGCGGCGCGGCCGGCTGTTCGGCTTTCGCTGGCGCGACCGGACGGATGACGCCTCCGGCCCGCCGGGCGCCGAGCCGACGCCGCTCGACCAGCCGATCGGCATAGGAGACGGCGCGACGGCGGCGTTCCAGCTCGCCAAGACCTATGGCGGCGCGCATGCGCCCTATGTGCGCGCCATCGCCAAGCCCGTCGCGGGCTCGGTCCGCGTCGCGGTCGATGGCGTCGAGCAGGTCGAGGGCGCGGCATTCGCCATCGATCCCACGACTGGCCGCGTCACCTTCCTGCCCGGCCACGAGCCGGCGGCGGGTTTGGCGGTCACGGCCGGCTTCCGCTTCGACGTGCCGGTCCGCTTCGATACCGACCAGCTCACCATCAACCTCGCCGCCTTCGAGGCCGGCGAGATCCCGTCGATCCCGATCGTGGAGATCCGCCCGTGAGGACGCTCAGCGAAGGGCTCGCCGCCCATCTCGCCGGCGAGACGACGATGCTCTGCCATTGCTGGCGCGTGACGCGGAAGGACGGCACGGCGCTCGGCTTCACCGATCATGACCGCGACCTCGTCCTCGACGGCACCACGTTCGAGGCGGCGACCGGCTTTGCCGCGAGCGAGGCGACGGCGGAAGCGGGCTTCGCCACGGGCGGCATGGAGGTCGCGGGTGCACTGGTCTCAGACCGGCTCTCCGAGGACGAGCTCGCCGCCGGAACCTATGATCACGCGCGGATCGAGACCTTTCTGGTCAACTGGTCGGATGTCGGCGAAAGGCTGCTGCTGCGCGTCGGCCATGTCGGCGAGGTTGTGCGCGAGGATGGCGCCTTCCGCGTCGAGATCCGGGGCCTGATGGCGGCACTCGACGCGCCGCGCGGGCGGAGCTTTCGCGCCGCCTGCGATGCCGATCTCGGCGATCAGCGCTGCGGCGTCGATCTCGGGCCGTTCACGGTCTCGGCCATAGTGCTCGCGGCCGAGGGTGGACGGCGGATGACCGTCTCGGGCCTCGACGGCTTCGCCGCCGGCTGGTTCGAACGCGGGACGGTCCGCTGGCTCTCCGGCGCCAATGCCGGGCGCGGCGGCGTGGTGAAAACGCATCGCCTGGTCGAGGGCGTCGTGACGGTCGAGTTCTGGACTGCGATGAGCGGCGCGATCGCTGCCGGCGACGCGTTCGAGATCGTCGCCGGCTGCGACAAGCGCTTTGCGACCTGCCGGGAGAAATTCGCCAATACGCTGAATTTCCGTGGGTTTCCCCACATGCCCGGCAATGATTTCAGCCTCGGCTATGCCCGCAGCGGCGGCGACAATGATGGCGGGCCGGTGGTGGTCTGAACGGCCAGTGGCCGGCTCGTCTCCTTCTCGCGCGCGATCACGAACAGAACCGGGATGATCCTCATGCCCTCACGCCAGGCCGTCATCGCCGCCGCGCTCGCATGGCGCGGCACGCCCTATCGCCATCAGGCCTCGCTCATCCATGTCGGCTGCGATTGTCTCGGCCTGGTGCGCGGGGTCTGGCGTGAGCTTTATGGCGGCGAGCCCGAGGCCGTGCCGGGCTATACGCCCGATTGGGCCGAGGCGCGCGGCGCGGAGACGCTGGCCGAGGCGGCCGGGCGGCACATGGCGCCGATCGCGCCAGCCGGGGCGGGGCCGGGCGATCTGCTGCTCTTTCGCTGGCGGGATCATTTGCCGGCGAAACATGCGGCGATCCTGGTCGCGCCCGATCGCTTCATCCACGCCCATGACGGCGCCGCCGTGGCGCTGGCGAGCCTTTCGCCCTGGTGGCGGCGGCGCATCGCCTTTGCCTTCCAATTTCCGGGAGTGACCGACTGATGGCGACCCTCGTTCTCCAGGCGGCCGGCGCCGCGCTCGGCGGCCTGTTCGGGCCGATCGGCGCCACGATCGGTGCTGCCGCCGGCGCGCTCGCCGGCTATGCCGTCGACCAGGCGCTGTTCGGCCAGACGGTCGAGGGCGCGCGGCTCGCGGATCTGAACGTGCAGCGCTCGGAAGAGGGCGCCGCGATCCCGCGCGTCTATGGCCGCGCCCGCCTCTCCGGCCAGGTGATCTGGGCGACGCGCTTCGAGGAGGTCCGCAGCGAGGAGGGCGGCGGCAAGGGCGGGCCCTCGGTCGTCAGCTACAGCTATTTCGCCAATTTCGCGGTGGCGCTCTGCGAGGGGCCGATTGCGCGGATCGGGCGCTGCTGGGCCGATGGCGAGGAGATCGACCTTTCCGACGTCCAGTATCGCCTCTATCTCGGTCACGAAGACCAGCCGGCCGACAGCCTGATCGAGGCCAAGCAGGGTGGCTCGCTGACGCCGGCCTATCGCGGCAGGGCGATGATCGTGTTTGAACGGCTGCCGATCAGCGATTACGGCAACCGCCTGCCGCAGCTCGCCTTCGAGATTTTCCGTCCCGTGGGCGGCATCGAGGCGGATATCCGCGCCTTCGTCATCATCCCCGGTGCCTCGGAATTCGCCTATGACCCGCTGCCCGTGCATGAGAGCGCCGGCGCCGGGCAAAGGCGGACGATCAACCGCCACGTCAATGGCGCGGCGACCGATTGGCAGGCCTCGATCGACGAGATGCAGGCGCTCTGCCCGCGCCTCGAGCGCGCCGCGCTGACTGTGTCGTGGTTCGGCGACGATCTGAGCGCCGGTCATTGCAGCGTGACGCCGCGCGTCGAGGCGCATGGCACCGCGACCAGCCCGACGGAATGGAGTGTTTCGGGTCTTTCCCGCGCCGCCGCCCGCATGGTCAGTCAGATCGATGGTCGCCCGGCCTTTGGCGGCACGCCCTCCGATGCGAGCGTCGTCCGCGCCATCACCGATCTGAAGGCGCGCGGCCTCGGCGTCACCTTCTATCCCTTCCTGATGATGGATATTCCCCCCGACAACGCGCTGACCGATCCCTATGGCTGGGGCCTGCAGCCGGCCTATCCGTGGCGTGGTCGCATCACCGCCTCGATCGCGCCGGGGCTCGCCGGCACGCCCGACAAGACCGGCGCGGTCGATGCCGAGATCGCCGCCTTTGTCGGCACGGCGGCGCGGACGGATTTCGTCGTCTCCGGCGGCGCGGTGCATTATTTCGGGCCCCTCGAATGGTCCTATCGGCGCATGGTGCTGCATGCCGCCCATCTCTGTGTCGCGGCCGGCGGCGTCGAAGCCTTCCTGATCGGCTCGGAACTGCGCGGCCTCACCACTTTGCGCTCGGCCGGCGGAACCTATCCCTTCGTCGCGGCCCTGAAGGCGCTCGCGGCCGATTGCCGAGCGATCCTCGGGCCTGCGACCAAGATCAGCTATGCCGCCGACTGGAGCGAATATTTCGGCCATCAGCCCGCCGATGGCAGCGGCGACGTGCATTTCCATCTCGATCCGCTCTGGAGCGATGCCGCGATCGACGCGGTCGCCATCGACAGCTATGTGCCGCTCTCCGACTGGCGCGACGGCGATACGCATCGGGATGCCGCGATCGGCGAAAGCGGCCATGACGCGGCCTATCTCGGCGCCAATATCGCGGCCGGCGAGGGGTTCGACTGGTATTATGCGAGCGATGCCGACCGACTTGCGCAGCTGCGTTCGCCGATCAGCGACGGTGCACACGGCAAGCCCTGGGTATTCCGCTACAAGGATCTGAAATCCTGGTGGAGCGAGCCGCATTTCGACCGGCCGGGCGGCGTCGAAAGCGCGACGGCCACGGGCTGGGTGCCCGAAGGCAAGCCGGTCTGGTTCACCGAGATCGGCTGTCCGGCGATCGACAAGGGCGCCAACGAGCCCAATGTCTTCCCCGATCCCAAGGTCGGCGGCGCGCGGCTGCCGCATTATTCGAATGGCGGCCGCGACGCGCTGATGCAGGAGCGTTTCCTGACGGCCGTGCTCGGCTATTGGGACGATCCGGCGCATAATCCGCTCTCCCCGCTCTATGGCGGGCGGATGGTCGATACGGCGCGCACCCATGTCTGGTCCTGGGATGCGCGGCCCTATCCGGCCTTTCCCCATCGCGACGATCTCTGGTCGGATGGCGGCAACTGGCAGACGGGCCATTGGCTGAACGGCCGCCTCTCCGCCGTGCCGGTGATCCGTCTCGTGGAGCGCATCCTGCGTGATCATGGCATCGACAATATTGCGGTGCACGATCTCGACGGCATGGTCGACGGCTTCGTCATCGGCCGTACCGGCTCGGCCCGCGACGCGCTCGCCGAACTCGCCGATGCGCTCGGCTTCCTCGTCGCGGAATCAGGCGATCGCATCCGCTTCGTGCGGCGCGGCCTGCCGAAGGCGGTGATCGGCACCGACGATCTCGCCGAGGATGGCGCGCGGCCGCTCGTCACTATCCGCCGCGCGCAGGAGACGGAGCTGCCGGGCGAGTTCGCTTTCGGCTTCATCGACGGGCTTTCGGATTATCGAACCCGCGAGGTCGCCTCGCGCCGGCTCGAAACGGCGAGCCGACGGCAGGCGCGCCTCTCCAGCGCGATCGTAACCGATGACGGCATCGCGACGACGCTGGCCGATGGCCGGCTGCAGGATCTCTGGGACGGTCGCGAGACCTATTCCTTCGCGCTCACCGGCCATCGGCTCGATATCGAGGCGGCCGACATCATCCGCCTCGACCGCCCGGGCGGCAGCGTGAAGCTGCTCGTGACGCGGATCGAGGATGAACTGGTGCGGCGGATCGAGGCGCGGACGATCGATCCCGCGACCTCGTCGGCGCCGGCCGCCGCTGGCACGGGCCAGCCGCCGGACTGGGTCGGCGATCCCGGCCCGCCCGATATGGTGGTGATGGACTTGCCCACGCTCTCCGGCGCCGAAAGCGGCGCGGCGGCGCGGATCGCGCTCTTCGCCGAGCCATGGAACGGGCCGCTCGGGCTCTCGATCGGCTCGGCCGGTGCGGGCTTTTCGCTGCGGCAGTCGGTGGCGCGGGCGGCGACGATGGGCATGATCGCAGCCTCCGTTCCGCCGGGGCCGATCGCGCGCTTCGACGAGGCGACGGTGATCGAGGTGACGCTGCCGGCCGGTTCGCTGGCGTCGCTGCCCATCGAATCGGTGCTGAATGGTGGCAACATCGCCGCGATCGGCAGCGAGGCGGCGGGTTTCGAGCTGATCCAGTATCGCCGCGCCGAACTGGTCGGGAGCCGGCTCTGGCGGCTTTCCGGCCTGCTGCGCGGGCAGGGCGGCACGAGCGACCGGGCGGCCATGGGGCATGCCGCCGGCGCGCGCTTTATGAAGATCGACGCGGCGACGCCGCTGATCGATCTCGACCCGTCGGAGATCGGGCTTACCCGCACGCTGCGCGCCGGTCCGCTCGCCATCGCCTTCGATCCCGACCGCTTCGCCGAGCGCGATATCGTGGTGGCGGGACGGGCGCTCATCTGCCTGCCGCCGGTGCATCTGAAGGGCGTGCGCGATGCGGCCGGGGCGGTGGCGCTCTCCTGGATCCGCCAGACGCGGATCGGCGGCGATGGCTGGGATCAGGTCGAGGTGCCGCTCGGCGAAGCGAGCGAGGCCTATCGGGTCGAGCTCCTCGAGGGCACGACGCTGCGCGCGACCTACACCGTCGAAAGCCCGGCGCTCGGCCTGTCGGCCTCAACGCTCGCGGCGGTGCTGAGTGCCCCCGGCGCAACCTTCATCGCCCGCGTCGCGCAAATGAGCGCCACGGCCGGGCCCGGCCTTGCAACGGAGATCACGATCCATGGCTGACCTCGAGACGCCGCATCTGGCGCTGCCCTTCCTGGCGGCGGCGCAGGCGCAGAAGCATGTGACGCATAATGAAGCGCTGAAGCGGCTGGACGGCATCGTGCAGCTCGCGGTCGAGGCGCGCGGCGCCACCACGCCGCCCGGCGCGCCCGCCGAGGGCGCCCGCTATCTGCTCGGCACCACGCCGACGGGCGCCTGGGCGGGCGCGGGCGGCCAGCTCGCGGTCTTCAATGACGGCGCCTGGTGGTTCGCGACGCCCGAGACGGGTTGGCTCGCCTATGACCGGGCGATCAACCAACTCGTCGTGCTGAAGCCGGCCGGCTGGACCGTAGTCTAGCCGCAGGCTCGCCCTGCGGGCCGATTTCCCGAAACATTCCAACGCGGAGCAACAGACATGGTCGATCCCTTTGCCGGGGCGGCGTCGGGCCAGACGGGGCCGGCGACACGCCATTTCGCCATCACGCCCTCGGATACGGTCGATTTGCCGATCCGCCCGCGCGCGCTCGTCTTCCAGACGGCCGGCATTGCCGTGCTGCGCGACGAGACCGGCGCCGATATTGCTTATACCCGCTATGCTGGCGACGTCCTGCCCCTGCGGGCGGTGCGCGTGCTGGCGACGGGGACGACGGCGACGCTCATCGGATGGGTTTGATGGAAACGGCGGCGATCAAGATTGCGGGAGACGGGCAGGCCGTGCGGCGGATCACGCCGCCGGACGGATTTCCGTTTCCGTTTTCGACCTATCCGCTGGCGATCACCCGGCGCGGCGGCCGGTTCGCGACCGATTTCGACCCGGAATCGCGCGCGGGCGCAGCCCTTGCCGGGCCGGCCTATTATGTCGACATCGCGACCGGCAACGACGCCAATGCCGGCACGAGCGCCGGTGCTCCGCTCAGGTCGATCCACAAGGCGACGCAACTCGGCAATGCGGGTGGCGTGCCGTTCCAGGTCCGCGTGAAGAGCGGCACCTATCCGCGCGCCAATAATTTCACCAATAACGGCACCATGGTGATCCCGACGCAGCCCGTGGCCTATCTCGCCGAGGGCGGCCGGGTCACCTCATGGTCCGGCAATGATCTGGTCTGGCCGGCCACGCCCGACCCGACCTATCCGAACTGCTATGTCGCCGCGCGCGGCAATGTCACCTTCGTGCTCGACCTTCTCGCCAACACGGCCGACGGCGACCGGGACGAGTTGAGGAAGGTCGCCGATCCGGCGGCCTGCCATGCGACGGCGGGGAGTTGGGTGGTGGTCGGTTCCAGCCTCTATGTGCATCGCGCCGACGGACTCGCGCCCACCAACGCCAATACGCGCGTGCTCCTCGTGGTCGACAGCTTCGCGCTCGATGGTACGGCCAAGTCGGTCTATCTGCGCGGCTTCGATTTCGAGGGCGGTTCGAATGGCGGCGTCTTCGTTCATGATGCGGCGACGCGCGACCTGATCTTCGTCGATTGCTCGGCGAAATATGCGGGCGGGCCGTCCAATCCCTTTGACGGCTTCCGCATTCTCGACACGACCGGCCTCGTCGCCTTCATCCGCTGCACGGCCGCCGCAGCCGCCAAGGACGGCTTCAACCTGCATTGGTCGCTCGGCGGGACGCCGGCTTTGTTCCATCTCTCGGTCGATTGCATCGGGCGCAATAATGGCCGCTATAGCGGTGCATCGAACAATGGACTGACGGGCCATGACGGCCTTGTCGGCATCGATATTGGCGGGCTCTATTTCGGCAATTTCGGCCCGAACGTCGTCTCGATCGGCGCCTCGCGGCTCTGGTGCGTCGGCACCCGCGCGCGCGACAGCCATAGCGACGTCTCGCTCGGCGGAATCGGACCGTCCTGCGATTTCAACACGCAGGACACGACCATATTCTGGCTGGAGAGCACGGCGTCATCCGGCTCGACGCTGACGCTGGTCGCGGACGGCCAGTCGACCATCCGCACGCGCCATCACGCATCGGGGCCCGGACAGGGTTATCAGGTCGGCGTGAGCGCTTCGATCCTGAGCTTCTGAGGCTCAGAAAAAGATGAGCCCGCCGTCGGGGGGTCGGCGGGCTCTCCGGTCACTAACCGGATCGAGACGCCGGGGCGCCTCGAAAGACCAACCCGCTCGCCCGCAATTGGTTCCGTGTCCCTTCGGGATCACACAGCGAGGGCGCCGCCGACCAGCATGGCGAAGGAGCCGACCGTATCCAGCATCGCAAACACGCCGACATCCGTTTCGGGCGGCAGGTGGTGACGGGCGGCCTCCACACCGGTCTCGGTGAGGATCAACGCCATGATCAGGAACAGGGCCCGCCAGCCATTGCGGACGGAGTGGCCCGACAGGATGCCGCCAATCGCGGCTACGATGACTGCTTTCAACATGAAGCGCCTCTCACTGCCCCCCGGCACGATCACGCTGCACCGCGATATCGGCGAAGCCGTGGCGAAATCATGGTCACGGGCGAACGACTTCAACATCGATCGAAGGAGGCCGGAATGGCACGGACGAGTGCGGCCGGGCTGAGACAGCTCGTGGCTGAAGAAGGCGAGGTGCTGCGCGCCTATCGCGATATTGCGGGCGTCTGGACGATCGGCGTCGGGCTGACCCGCGCCTCGGGCGTGGTGGTGCCCGTGGCCGGCATGGTGATCAGCCGCGAGGAAAGCGCACGGCTGCTGGCGCTGGCGCTTCAGAAAAACTACGAGCCCGCAGTCGACGAGGCGATGCCCGGCGCGAGCGCGGCGGCCTTTGACGGCGGCATGTCGTTTCACTTCAACACCGGCGCGATCGCGCGGGCGGGCTGGGTCGAGGCCTGGCGGCGCGGCGATGGGGCGGCGGTACGCAGCCGCCTGATGGCGTGGAGCAAGGCCGGTGGACGAACGGTCGAGGGGCTCCGCCGGCGCCGGGAGCGCGAGGCGGACCTGATCGTCAACGGCCATTATGCGGCCGATGCGGCGCCGGCCGCGCTGGCCCATGGTCAGACGGGCGAAGCCGTCCGCGCCCTGCAGCAGGATCTGATCCGGCTCGGCCTGCTGGAGGGCGCTGCCGACGGCGTCTTCGGGGCTGCGACCGAGGCGGCGGTGCGTCGGTTCCAGCGCGCTCATCCGGATCTGACGGTCGATGGTCTCGCCGGCCGCGCGACGCGGGCCGCCATCGCGCGGGCGCTCGCCGCCCGCAACCGGCTCGCCACCATCGCGCTCGGCGGTGCCGTGGCGGGCGCGGCGCCGGTCGTGGCCGAAGGGATGCTGCAGCCTTCGGCAGGTCTGCCCGATCCGGTGCCTGCCGGTCCGGTGCTCGCAAGCCCGCTCCTCGTTCTGGCGCTCGTCGCAGGCGCCGTGGCGCTGGTCGCGCTCGCGATCACGGGCTGGCGCTATCGCGACGATCTCCGCTCCCTGTTCAACGCAAGAAGGAAGGACTGACCATGGCGAAGCTGAATGCCCTCGATATCCTGCTCGGCGCCGTATCCGGCGCTGTCGACCGCGTCGCCGATCGCAACGATAATCCGCTGACGGCGCAGGCGGCGCCGGAGGTGGCCAAGGCGATCGTCGCCGAGGTGACGCGCGATCCGGCCGTGCTGCATGCGGTCAATGGCGAACCCTGGTACGCCTCGCGCGTGACATGGGGCGCGATCATCGCGGCCTTCGCGCCGCTGCTCGGCCTCCTGCTCGGCCATGCCGTGGATGCCGGCGAGCAGGCGGCGATCGGCGAGATCGCCACGGCCGCCGGCACGCTGATCGGCGCGGGGCTGGCGCTTTATGGCCGCTGGGTCGCCAGGGCGCCGCTCGGCTCCGCGTAA